TTCCAAAATATTGCTTAAGTATTTTAGACCAATGATTGCTTTTTATATTAGTTTTATATATAATTTTATTGTCTTCAAAAAAAACTAACGAATATTCTTTATTTTCGTCACCATTTATAGAAACGCGACAACCTTTTAAAAACTGTATACGTATCAAATCTCGTTTTTTCTGCGAACTAACCGATTCCAAAATATGTCGATCAGCAATTTTTGCTGCATTTTCCCAAGTAAATGTATCTCTTATAAATTTAGATTCTAACAAAGCTTTATTTTTAACTTCTTTAAAATTCTCGTAAGAATATCTTAAAACCCGCCTGAAATCTTCCCAATCCGGCTCACAATAATTTCCCACAACGGAATTTCCAAAATCATCTTTGGCAGAAACCTCTCCCTTTATTTTTACAGGCAAACCCAAGTTTTTTGCAAATTCAAGTTGAGCGCCCCAGTTGGAATACAAAGACGGTATTCCACAAGCCATAGCTTCAATTAACGGCAAATTCCAACCTTCACTTCTCGCACAAGAAACAAAAATGTTACAATTTTTCAACAAACGTAAATACTCATCGGTGTTTGGAAAGTTATATATTTTTATATTATCATCAGAAAGATCTAAAGAGTCTAATCTTTCTTTTACTTTATCACCAGTCAATCCCAAAAACGAATTGTCCACCGAAAGTAACAGTTCTACATCAGTGTGATCTTTAAAACATTGCAAAAAATTCTTTATAATTTCCTCCGTAGACTTTCTATACTCCCACTTGCCAACCACAAGAAATCTAAACTTGTCAAAAGAAAAATTATTCACTGGACAAAATATCGAAGAATCTATGCCTTCAGGAACAACTTTAACCTTTGATGAATCATATCCCTGTTCAATTAAACAATTTCTGTGCCATTCCGATGCCACCCAGAACTGATCATATTTTTTTATCAAATCAAAAAACGAATTAGGATACCTAGTAGATTCCCAAACATTGTAACCAATGTTTATTTTTCCTGGATGGTTATCATAAAATAAATAATTATTCATAGGTACAAGTGTAATGTTTACGTCTTGAACGAAATCAGACGTGTATGAGTATATCGGATAATCTTTTCTTATACCTGATTTTTGATCGGTCCAAAGAATTTGTTCGAATAACATAGATTTATGTTCATTCGTTAAATACTTTTCATCTTCATGAGGCGTTTTATTAAGACCACGCCAACTTTTACCAATTGTAAAATTTCTTATTTTTACATTATGAATTTTATTTAAAGCAGAAAAAAAATTTCTAGAATGATTGTTGTAACCAGTCTCACCTATTATTGCACAATGCGCTTTTATATTCATTTTGATCTTAAAATATAACAAATTTATACGATGTCAAGAACAATGTTAGGCACTTTTAAAATAATAAAATATATAAATTTTAATTTTACATAACCGATGTAGAATATATAAATTAAGGAATCGGTTCATTATTATTCAATGCATAAACCTTCACGGCAATTCTGTCGATAGCTGCACTTAAAGTTGTAGGCGAAGGATTCTAACGAAACGGCTCAACAGTACTATACGAATTATTTCTATTGGTGTCACTTTTTCTGATTGTGACACTTGTTCCATCAGCACCTGATGTTCCATTAGAATTCAATGCCTGACTAGCCGTTAAAACATAAGACGATGATATAGAATTTGAGATCCAACTACTTGTTATTGGATAAATCGAACCTGTAAAAATGGAAGACTCCACCTTATCTGCATAACTAACGGCAATGGCATACGAAGATGTTTTCGGTGTAATGATCGACCCCATTTCACCAAACGTTTTACTGGTTAAAGGAGAAGTAGCATCAAAAAATAACCACCGAACTAGACGCATTTTTTTAAAATTATTTCTAGAAATAACCCATTTCCTGCATTTTTCTATTAAATAAAAAATCTAAAAGATTAATTGCCGTATTTTATATCATATAATCTTGGTTAGATACGTCCGTCGTAGCCCCATCCACATTAATTTTAGGTGTCTTAAAGGTTTCATCATCAGGAACCAAAGGGTTTACGTAATGGTAATCGGTGGGTTTTTTATAAGAAGTTTTCTTTAAATTTTTATTTATTTGATCCATTTGTTCACCAGAAACAATTTCGGTACCTATTTTTATAACTCGTGGAGTGAGACTTCGTTTTACAGTGTTTTGTCTATTTTCTAGAGATTCTTCCAAAAGATAGGCTTTTACTTTTAAACTAAAAGTAGATCTGACCAATCTATCAGCATCCGTACTTGTTTCGGTAGTAAAACTATAATCATTAGCGTATACACGAAATTTGAACCGTTTTGGATCGCCCCAATATTCTTCACAAGCAAAATTAATTTTCTGAACTATTTTATTTAATTGTTCGATATATTCACACCAACATGTAAATTCATATGTTATATCAATATGATCAGGAAGAGTGACGCCGAAAATTTGGTGAACAGGAGCGACATGATTATTCAACAAAGAGAATTTGTCGTATTTATTTTTTTCATCAAATTTTTTCATAACCGGATATGTTAAATGTCTATTCAACGTCATTAAACTTGAATCTTTTGAAAAAGAATTTCTTTTAAAAATCATCACAGGCAGTTGTATTTTTCCTTGTTGATCACGTAACACACCATCTTGTTGAATGGCCTTCCATTTTTCGGGAGAAGCATAATAAATCGGCACTTTTATATTCGTGCCATTATCCACGACTTGTATATTTATATTTTTATCTATATAATTATAAATCGCAGTATCTATGTCGATTAAATTAACAGTAAAATCTTTATTAACATCATCATCTCGACGAACATTTAACGCACGATTTTCGGACAATTTAATGTCATTTACATTGTTACCCAATTGAATATTATTGGGAACGGGATTATCTATATTTCCTTTCCAAGCCATAATATTACCCTTGTCTATCTATTAAATTTATTTTGCTAAATCGACTATAATGTGTATTACAAATTATCGAACGACTTTTTTCAGGCTGGCCACCATCAAATTGTTCTTGAACAACATTATCAATTTCATGATAACGTTCGTTAAAAAGGACCAAATCCCCAAGTTGGGGGAAAAAGTTTACTTCTTTAAGCATTAATTCTCTAAATTTAAACACCACTGACTGTTTCCTATCAGGTCCAAACCCCTCGTCTTCAGAAGATATATCAGTTCTTTCAATCAAAGCGGACATCTCCACGGCAGGATAGTAAAATTTACCAGTAGTTTGGTTTGTTTCACCGTATACATTAGTTTTGGTTTCAGTCGGCGCAATTTTATATAAAAGTACAATTGTTTGAATAATATCACCCAACAACTCTGCATTAAAAGAATTTAACAAAAGTTGATCTCGACTAGAAAAATATCTTCCTGAATAGTCAGCCATAGTACATCATCCAATATAAATTAAATTAGGTACCGATTTTAATGCCGTCATAGTTTTTTCCACCTTATTTGCATTAGATTCTAGTTGTTTATCTAGCGTAGTAGCTTCTAACATTTCACGCAATTGTGTAATTAATGCTTCTTTTTCTGTATTAGCTTCACTTCTTAGTTCGGAACCATCGAGTGTTACTTCTCCGCCAGGTATAGGGACGGTTGAATATTTCTGACGAATTGCGCCTAACAATTCTTTACATAAAGCTAAAAAGTATTTTTTAATCCATTGTCTTCCAACTGAATTTATACTAAAGTAAGGAATATTTTGATATGGAATATTAGAATAATCAGATGAACTTGAGTATGGAGTCGATCCAGAAATGAATACAGAATTAGCTTTTTCATTTTCAAGATAGTACTCAAAATATAATTTAAAATTTGTAGTGGGTATAGGAAATATTTTAAGTCTATTATTTATTAATTCAAAACTATAACCACTTTTTCTTACCATATCATTAAATTCTATAGCTTGTCCACGAAGCAAATCTTCAAATATTGGAGTCATTAAAAATTGCGTAGCAGGAGAATAACCCGCAAATCCCATTTCATTTAACACATTGCTGTAACTCATTCCAGTCATGCTGAAAGGATCGTAAATACGAGCAAATGCGGGGGAGGGACCATGATATATTTTTTTTATTTCTAATCGGTTATAACTTTCAGATACGTTTCCCCATAATGTTTGTAGATCGTATGTTTGTTGATTAGTAGCTATGTCAATACAACCTTTTTTAAGGGTCACATTACCGCCAACCAATGCTTCCGTACCGTAACCACCTGCTAATTTTATTAAATAATTCAAACCTGTGTCAACAATAGGCTTTCCACCTATATTTACTGAAGTCGACTGGCCAATTAAATTTAAATAATTATTTTTTATATTAAATTGATTCACCTGAGCACCGTATTCGGATACTGCTTCTTCAAAACACGCGTAAAAATTTACATCTCTTAATTCTATGTCTACGACCGGATAACCTAAACGAGTTGCGGCCCATTTTGCTGAATTATAACATTCTAAAGTAAAGGAAGAATCCGTATCATAAAATCCAAATGGAGTGGATCCTGATACTGCGGAACCACTTCCTGGCCATCTTATTCTATCCTGATCGATTCCAATAGACATATATCTTATAAATAGTTAAAATATAAAATAAACATGTCTATAGTTTCGTTATTTTAACTATTAGATTTTTACTGCCTTTTATAATCCTATGATATGTTTCTTTTGGAATAAATATACGTTCCTCTAACAATATAGGCAATTGATTATCTAATTGAAACATCCAATTACCTTTATTTTCAAGTACCTCTACAAATCTATCTTCTTTATCTAAATGCCACTCTAATTCATGTTCATTTACATCAGAATCAAATTCACGTATATATTGATTATGAGCTAAATTTATTTCTTTATATGGATGATTATTAAACTCAATCATATAGTTTATATAATTTATCAGACTCGGTTAAACTAAAAATTATTTTTATATATACAAATATATAAAATACCCATCTTCACGGTTTTAAATTAACGTATCTTTTTTAAAATTAGATTTCCGAGTCTGTCAACAATTTTAATTCAAAAATTAAATTTAAAAGAGAAACATTATGCGACATATAACTCTTTTTTATTATTTTTTATAGCCCAATTAGCCACATCTAAAATAGAATAAAGTCTTTGTTTAATATCCGATTCACTCAATCCCATATTTATAATTCTAGCATTACCAGCTATTTTTTTAGAAAATTCATCATGAGGATTTTCAAAATCTTTTTGAGTGTCTTGTTCTACATCAGGTATAGAACTATCATGTTTTGAAATTGTATGTTTGGAAATCCAATCGGGATCATATTTTAAAACCGATTCTACTCTTCGTTTAAGTTCGTCGGCAGTAAAACTAAAACCGCTGTTGGTGTCATCATCAGGTTCAAATTGAAGTATGTTTTTATATATATGGTAAGCGTTTCGATTTGAAAAATTCACCTCGGGAGCTCCTGTATATTTGTGTTCATTTTTAACAATTGGAATTCTCACTACTTTATATTTGTAAGAGTTACTATCTTCCAATTTAAGTTTTCCATGTTCAATATTTAATTTTTTAAGTTCCGCCAATATTTCTCTCAACATTTTTTTGAGTGTTGAATTTGTATATCCACTATAATATAAATTCAACGTTCCAACGGAACTGTCTATATTGCTTTGGCCATCAACCACCAAAAGTTCGGTTGGGCGGTTTTTTCTAAAATAATTAATTTGATCCTCTGGCAAAGACTCTAAAATTTTATAAGCAATTCTTTGTAAATGAAAAGACAAATCCATCAAATTATCAAATCTTTGATAATTTGTGTCTTTAACATATAAAGTCATGCTTTCATTCAAAATTTTATTATTTAAAATATTTTTTAATTTAATCATATCACCAATACTTTCCTTTACCTTTGTTTCCCAAAGAACGAATTCTATGACTGCGACAACTCCAATATCCCGCTGTAGTTCTATCTTTTTTCTGACTGCACTTATGCCGAGCGGCAAAACTCTTTCTTCTTGCCGCGCTACGACCTCTAACTCTTAAATTAGGATCTCCGAAAGAAACTTTTACAATGTTTCCTTTTTTGTTTGTGACATATACCGAATATTTTTTTGGACCACCCGGAGTTCTAAACGGACGATTTAATTTAACTGTTCTTCCACGATGTTTTGCTTCCAACAACGTATCTTCTTCTTCTTCAATAGGAGCATCTAAATAAACTTCTCGACCTTCATAAATAGACATTTTACCCAAATCGCTCTCTACCAACTCAGCATCATCATCGTTTAATTCTATTTTATTATCAAAATATAATCTTCTGACTTCTTCTATTAGTTGAAAATATTTTTCACTATATGTCCTAAAAACATTTTCACTTAGAGATATTTTTTTATTTAAATGATATTGTAGTTCAACCGACACAATATCTTCACCTGTAAGTTTCATCGGCGCATGAAATAATAAATCATGTAAAATTTCTAAAAGTTTCATAAAATTATTTTATATCAACAAAATATGCACCGTTAATTACTTTAACTTTAATAGTTAAAGGTTGCCTTGTTAAATTAGAAATCACAAAGTTGGATTCTTCATTAGTTTTAGAATCGATCGCTACCAATGAAGCATTAACAGTATTAGGTCCAATCACGGTTAAATCAGATTTTTCATTTTCAACTAATTCACGCAATTTAATCATATAAATAAATAGTTTTAACAAATATAAAATATTGAATTTTATTAAGTTATCTATATCATCAAATTGATGGTAATTAATATAAAATGTGATCTATTAAAATGCGAAGTAGACGCAATCGGACATTGTGCAAATTGTTTTTGTACAATGGGCGGAGGAATTGCATTTCAATTAAAAAATAAAATGCCTGAAACATATGAGTCAGATTTAAAAACAATCGCGGGAAATAAAAATAAATTAGGAACGTTTTCTTTGGCCGAAATTAAGAAATTTAAAGAAAACTCTTCAATAAAATATGTATATAATTTATATGGCCAGTATTACTATGGATCTAACGAAAGAAATTTAAATTATGAAGCCATATATACTGCAATCGATTCTATGAAAAAAGATTGTATAGAAAAAAATATAAAAAAAATTGGATTTCCAAAATACATGGGATGTGGATTAGCAGGAGGAAATTGGCAGATTGTATCCACAATGATTAATACAATTTACGATAAAACTCCAATAACCACATACATCTGTGAGTATACTGAATAATTTATGCCAACAATTTTAAATACGAAATCAATTTATTATAATGATTGCAATTTGATTGCACAACCTACACATCTGGACTTAAAAAGTCGTGCAGATATTCCTATGTCTTTAGATAGAATTTTTGTGTCCCCCATGTCAGCGGTAGTAGGGAAGTCTTTTATTAAAGAAGCTACTGACATTGGTTTATCGGTTGGAATTCATAGATTCTGCGATATTGCCACTCAAATAGAAATGGTCAAATGTTCGACGCATGATAATAAAAATACCTATGTAAGCATAGGTTTAAATGACTGGAACAGAGTTCATCTACTCAGAGATTATACCTACAATTGGATTATAGATTGTGCAAATGGATACATGTCTAAACAGATATTAGACGTTATATCAAAACTTAAATCAGAAGCATCAATTAGAAATTTGATCATAGGAAACATCCACTCAAAAGAAGGAATTAAAATTTATAACTCTCTCTTAAAAGAACAATTTAAAGTATATTTCAGAGTGGGAATTGCTTGCGGATCCGCTTGCAGCACTTCGGATGCAACCGGAGTGAATCGTGGACAAATAACTGAAATTATTGAATGTAAAGAATATATTGACAAACATAAAATTGACAATTTTTATTTGATAGCCGACGGTGGCATCAAGAATGGAAATTATGCTTCAAAAGCGTTTGGAGCTGGGGCTGATTATGTTATGATGGGCGGATTTTTTTCAAAAGCAACGGAAGCGGAAACCCATATTATAAAAGACGGAACTTATTGGGGCGGTGCTAGTAAAAAACAACAAGAACTATTTGGGGGAGTCAAACGTCATAGTGAGGGAAAGGTATATAAAATAGAAGACGACATTGTTCCTTTAAAAGAACTTGTAAAAGAATTGTGGGGGGGTATAAGTAGTTGTGTGAGCTACAGTGGATATAATACATTAGAGTCTTTTATAGGA